AAGAAGAAACAGGACCAGAAGAACTAAGAGGCCCTGTAATAAGAACAGAGCCTGTTATTTGGTGGGTTGAACCAGATGCTATTGTTGGTCCAAAAGTTTGATTCTGGCCTGGACTAAATCTTCCCATAACTTATCTTATCCTTAAGTTCCATCACCAGTTGTTAATCCAGAACCAGTCAATGGAAACATTTCACTAGGAGAAATTCCTGTTAGTTCGGCTATAACCGTGTAAGATGCTGCCGTATTGCCCTGACCACCGCCCCACGATGGTGCAGAAATATAAATTTCTTTACATTTCATTTGAAAAGTAAAGCTGGTATTTTGTTCGTTTAAAGCAACATAATGAAGACCACCACTCACATCAGTTAATGTTTTAGAGTTAAAATGAACATGAATGTCGGTCGAACCAATATCACTATTAATAACTGTAACAGCTTTGGCAACACTGGGAAATGTGATTTTATCTTCTGCTCCCAATGCCAAACCTTCAACTGAGCCAGTAATCCAAGGAACTCCAGACACTTGATAAGATCCAACAGAACCAAGACCAGCACTAAATCTATTTCTTCCACTATCAAAAACTGACATAATTTATAATCCTTTCATATAATTAGTTTTCTAATCTTCTCTGTTTGCTCGCTCTTTTCGTTTTTGTTTTTCGAGTTCAACCAATCGTCGAGAATGTTTCTCACGCGCCACTTCTGAGGGCTTTTTATAATATTCTCTTTCTCTACACTCTTCAATAATTTTTGCCTTCTTTACCTTGCGCACAAATCTTTTAATAAGATTTTCAATTGGTTCATTTTTTCTAATCTTTACTTGCATTTTTTTCTCACTTTAGTTGGGACCATGCGCCCCCCGCAACTTTCATAATTCCGCTAATATCAACACCAGGATCATTTGGGTCCATATCTTTTAGTGCCCCATGTTGAGAATTTTTGCTTCCGCCACCCGAACGTAGAGGAACTGTTCCTTTAAAGATTCCCTTTAAACCAGTTGAATTTTGAAGATTTTGTTTGGTTTCTTCAAGAGATTTGCGAGCTTCCAAAACTGCTTGTGATGGTTCATTTGATCTAATAATCTTTTTTTCCACAATTGGTTGAGGAGCAACTCCTTGAACATTAGATAACCCTTGAGCAACTTCTGTAATAATGCCCGAAAGAGTGCCATCTTCAAAAATAACCTCTTTAATACATTCTTTAATAAGAGGTTTTAAAACATTTTTTAGTTCATTTCTTTTCATCAACCACCTCGCCGTGCCTTTTCGTCTTCTACTTCTTTTGATTGAGTAAGTTTACTCTGAAGATAGCGCCTGCCTTTGGCCTTTAATTCAGTATCTGTTTGCGGATCCAACTCTGCTTTGAGAGCAGACAATTTAGCATCAACATCTTCTGCGGCTAATACAGCTGCTTTTTGTGCTTCTTCGGCAATCATTTGAGCGTTTGCTGCTGCCAAATCTTCTTGTCGCCTTTCATCAACTAACCTGCTCATTCTTTCTGTAAGCGTCTCTGCCATTATTTCTCTCCAATAATATCATTTAATAAGCGATTTATACGGTCTGCTTTTGACCAAACTTGATTTTTCTTTGATTCGTTCATCATCATATAGGCACCTTGTGTTGAAGGTTCGGATACAATATCAAAACAAATTAGTTGAAAATCATCTTCAACAAGGGTTTGTCCTTGCGATTCATGAACTGAACCAAGACCACGAGAAGATATGCCTAATTTAACGCCATCACCAATAAGAGCTTGAAGAATTAAACCAGCAGGAGTATTGAGACACTTAACCTTTCCCATTAAATCTTTTCCTTCCCACCAAAGGGATGTAACCATGTGAGAGGCATTTTTAAGATTAACCACTGAATCTTCTGGGTGGTCAAGTTCCCCACACGCACGGTTTTCTTTAACCACTTTCATATAATTTTTTGCTTCACGTTGTAAGATTGGGCCAGGATAAACCCTGCCGTTTCCATTTTGCTCATCACAGCGCTGCATTACACCAGAAAGAAATACTGCGCCTTCTTTGACCTGTCGTTTTTCGTCTTCTGTGAGTAAATCTTGACAGACTCCACCAGCACATAATTCATAATATTCTCTTAAGATGTATTTACTCATTTTTTTTGTTTCTCCCGAATTCTTTTCTTTGCTAAATTCGAATTTTCTCGCTCGTCAATCCTAATATCTGGCATTCCAGGTGACCTAAACACATCTCCGCGTTCTACTGAAGGGGAGCGACCGAATGTCCACCTACCTATTTTACTTGTGGGTTCTTCCGACTGGTGTCCGTGCGCCTCAACATCATCGCCAATTTCTTTAAGTGCTCTCCCCAATTCTTGATAAAAATCAGCTTCTCCTGTTTCCGACCTGTTGCTTATTTGTTTATATAACTCCATAAATTTGTGCGCTACATCAGTTTCGTCCTTGCGGGTAATACTGTTAACCAAACGCTGCACTGACACATCGAATTCGCTAGATAATGAGGGTGGAAATGTTTTAGTTTCAAAAAGGTTCGGAAGTGCATCTTTAGTTTCACCGCCAGTTAAAACGTGGTCCGCAAACTGCCACAGTTGGCCAACATCATTAAATAAGGTTTGGCACCCATCTGTGGGCTCTTCACCTTCGGGTAGATTACCTTGATATTCTTCAAACTTTTCTCTAGCTTTGCCCAAAAAAATCAAAAGAATCTGAGCAAGTTTTTTTTCTTCAACATTCATCGGATTAATCGCACTTAAGTCTGCCAACTCCTCTTGAAGCCTTTGTTGTTCTTCTAAAATTATTCTTTTAAATCGTTCTTTACTGATTCTCATAATTTATTTCCTATTAAAATGCGGGCTCACCCCGCACGAGACTGCACCCCGCTTTACAACGCCGAACCGGCCGCAATACACGCCTTTTTGTTATGAAAGTATTTTCAAACATTATTCTCACCCCTATTTCTTAAATTTATTCCTTCGTCCCCAATAAGCATATCTAACACATATGATGTCCCAGAGCTAATACATGCCAAAAGGAACGCAGTAGCTATGGAATAGTCAAATGTAAATAGTTCTGTGTATTGGTTAATTGCCCACAAAAAAAGGCCAACCCACCAGCCCATACACATGGAGCAATGAAAAAAATGATGACACGGCCGGATTTTATTAAAAATTCTTCCGTAGACTACAATTTGCGTAAGCCCATAAGCAGCAAGAACAAATAGCAATAAATTCATTAATAATATCCATAACCACTTAAATAGCGACGAATACGATATGGGGTAATTGAACCCTTCTTCGGCTCTTGAGGTACTTCCCCAAGTTTAGTTGAATCTTCTGGGGTGGGATCAACAAGATGATCTTCTAGTTCGTTTTCTATAAACTCTTGCGCCTCCAAAGCAGGTGATTGTTTGTTGAGAAACTGCTTAGTAGACAATAATACCACTTGAGTCGCGTTAACTCCTTCGTCAATAGCTTTGGGATATTCAGCCTCTAAGCTTCCGAATACATTGCCAGCTTGAATACTCTCGGGCAAAACAACACCAGCTTGAGATAGGAAATGAAAATATTTATTCTGAAATCCGTAGATTTCATCAGTTAATTCTTCTTTTGGAAAGGTGGTAATTTTGTTTATGGTTGTATCAAGAACAATATCTAAGTGCATATGGTCTAAAATCATTATTTTCCCATCGAGAGTTTTTCGTGCCTCAAGAGAAATAATCGCGTCAAGTACGGGTTCAGTTTCTTCAATCGCATCTTGAGCCGAAATATCTGGATCTATTTTAATATTAATTGGCATTCGATTGTAGTTCCTTAACCAAGCCTTGGATCTTTATAATCTCTTCCACCATTTCTTTGTTTGGTTTTAGTTGTTGATAAGATTCTAGAGTTTTTAATACTTTTCTACCATTCTCTAGCATTTGAGAATCAGATATGAATTCCTTTTTTAAGAATGATTTTTTCAGAGAGGTCTTTAATCTTCCAACTTCTTCATTTAGATATGCTTTTAGCTCAATTCCGTTGTTGTGGAAAGACGCAATAAACTTATTCAATAAAAGCTTTTGTTCTTGCAATAATTTGGTGCCATATTCATCATTAAATCTTTTGACAAAAGACTTATAAACAATATTATCTATGGGAACCATTTTTGAGTTAGTCTTGTTGGAAGACATTTTATCAACTAGTTCATTTTCTAAAAGAATTTTAGATTTAATAGAGACTTTATTATTAAATATTTGTTCGACGGAGGCTAAATTTTTATAATTGGGTATAAAATTGGAAAATACTTCATTAGAGAAAAGATTGCGAACTTTTCTGGCCAATTTATTTTGTTCGGACATTAAGATTTTTTTATCGAGATCCCTATGGCGGATTTTTACCTCATTAATAATTTTTTCCGCAGTCAAAATGTTAACATTCTTGGTATGAGTAAGGGCGTGATAAAGCTTTAACTCCTTATACATCATGGAATTTCGCGAGAACGACTCTTTGACAAGAATAACAATTTTATTTTGCTTTTCCTCATTTTTTTCAAAAACGGCTTTAGTTAATTCCTGAATCAAAACCTCATAAAGAAAAGCGCTGTTCCTTTTCTTGTTATGTTTAAACTTTGTCATTCTTCGTGCCCTTCTTTTCAAGATTTTCAATTAGTCGTTGAATTTCAACATCATTTTGTAAAATCTCAAGCTCTTCTGTTTCGTGTTTCTCTTTATAATTAGTTTCTAAGTTTTCGTAAATGCCCCTAGCCAGTTGGTTAAGCTCAGATTGCCCCTTAAAAACATTTCTTGGAGTATTTTTGGCCGTTTCTTGAGAATAATGTCCTTGATAACTTCTTTTTCGTGCGCCCATTCCTCTCTTATCTGACTTCACGGGAATATATTTTTTACCTTTTGCTCCGGGAGTTGTATATGGTGGTTGATCTGGTCTTCGCCATTGTAAATCATTTCTTTTTCCTGGTGCTTCCATCGCGACTTCACCACCCGCTCCCATATCAGGTGATGCCAATAAGGTTTCTTCTTCGCCCTCTCCTTCACCCCCCAATGCGCCTTCAGCACCTGGTGCTTCAGTTTCGCCACCAAGACCCCCCAAATCACCCATCGCCATTCCTTCGCCGCCCATTCCTTCACCACCTTCAGCCGGTGACATTGATGCTTGTTCTAGAGACATATCAAGTTTTCTATCATAAAACATTTCTCGTTGGTTGCGAATCATTTCTTCATCAGACAAATCAAAAATATGTTTGGCTACCCAATGCCGACTAAAATAACCTTCGGTAGCAGTTGAAGCAATATCAAATTTCGTGCGCCAATGCTCAAGTTCTTGCAATTCAGCTAATTTTGAAGGATTATTTAATCTTAACTTAAACGAAATAAGATCTTTATTTTTATATCCCAAAGTGTATAAATGAATTACTGCAATCTTTTCAAGCTCTGACACCACACTTCGCTGCAATCTTGTAATTGTGCGAGCAAAACGAATATCTCTTTGAGCTAAAGTAGTTTTATCTTCTGAACCTTCTTCTCCTTGTGTAAGATAAGAGGCCGGGATTTTAAGAGCAGAAAACAACTTATCTCTTAGGTATTTTACGTCATCGACATCACCTGTATAAGTTCCTCCAGGTAATGATTCAACCCTAGTATTGGATGTTCCTCCACGAACAGGAATAAAATAGTCTTCATCGACACTCATGGGATTATAACGCAAATCAACACGTCCGCTTGATTGATCAATAACTTGATTGCGCTTCATTTGAGTAACAATTCTTTGCATGTGTTGTTCAACTTCTTTTTCTGCAATGCCACCAACATCAATATAAAAGATTCGACGTTCTGGCGACCGAACAACTCGATAGGCCATCATCGCATCTTCCAATAATTGAAGTTGCCGCCAAATGCGCCGACATGCTTCCAAAACTGAAGTTCCATAAGGAGCATATTTATCATTTCCAAGAATTCTAAAGTGAGCAATTTGCCAATTCTCAAAAGTTAAGCCGCCACTATTCCATTGAAATTGAACATAATTGGGATTAGTTTTATCTTCTCCCTCCAATCTTTCAATTTCAGACTGTGGTAAACCGACAACAGATTTAACGCCCAAAGTCTCATCGATATCCATATACAAGAAATAATCGCCATATTTGCACATACTGCGACACCAACCAAATATATTAAACTCTATGTTAAGAACACTATAAAAGAGAGAATGAAGAATTGATCTAATCTCTTCGTTGGGACAATTAATAACAAGAAGTGGTTGCACTGGTGAAGATACGGTCATCTCATCAGCATAAATGTCCATGCCGGAAGCAATTTCTGGCATATATTCCATCTGATCAAAATCAATATATCTTTCTGCCCGCGCAGCATTGGCTGTAGCATTAGCATAAAGATTATCAAATGGGTTATAGGAGGTTTTTTTGAATGGCAGTCCTGCGGCAGACTGAAACTTATATTTATCGAGTTGCCATCTTTTAAGTTGGCGAGGGTTTTGTTTTTGATGTTGTGTTAGTGGACCAGACAACAACTTGGTCAATGCCCTATAAAGAAATGATTCAGAGTTTCTAGGGTTTTTAGTGTTTTTATTATCAGCGCTATTATTTGGGTATGCCATTTATTTTATCCTTTTATTAACCAACCGAATTCTTTGTAAGTATTTTCAGCTGCCCTTATTCTATCAAAAGATTCAACCTTTTTGTAGCCTTCCATGCCAGGAATTGTCGTATTTAATTTAGTATTTGAACTAATCATTGAATTTAAAAAGGCTCTCTTATATTGCAAGTCTCTAGTGTTCTCTTCTAATACTGTATCGCGGACCCAACAAGCAATAGACAACGACATTACTAAGTCATCATTATATCCTCTTTGCGCCTCCGGTCTGCCATTTTTCCAAATAAATGTTTTTAATTCTTGATGTGACCTGACAGAATTAATAGTAATTAGTTCGTTTCTAATGAACTCTTCAAGTTTGGCAACGATTAAAGGTCGCGTTTTTTGAGACGTAGTAAAGCCTGGAACAGTATTTGTGGCTCCCTCTGCAAGATATTGTTCAACATACTCATGAGTTCCTTTAGTAGAATAATATAGATTTGGATAACCGGCGTCAATGAGTTTTTCCAAAACTGAGAAGCCGATGTTATTGTTTTCGACGATGACCATCGCCTCTCCATATTCTTTACCAGCATCAAATAAAATTCTTGAAAATAGGTCAGTTGTGGGTTTTCCCCTATATTCACCCACTTGTTCCATTGTGGTTGTGTCAAAAACGTGGAAAACAGAGTAGTCATTTCCATCTCCTCGCGCAACATCTCCAACAATTAAGTATTTGCTTTCTGGAATATATTCTTTCCAAATCCAAAAGTTTCTATCAAAACCTGTTTGGTGTTTGGGATCACAACATAATTGTTCTATTTTATTTAAATTATCTGGGTGGATGACTGTTTCTCCAGAAGCATTAAAATTACATTCGTACTCCTGTGCTACTCGCCTTCGTGAAAGATTGCGTGTTGTTTCCTCAAACCAGGCCCGGTCCCGTTCTGGGTGTAAGGTCCAATGAAGTTTTGTTGGATGAAAGTCATTTTCTCCATTAATTGACGCAACATATGTTTTATGAAACCAATTGCCTACGCCATTGGGAGAAGAAAGAGCAATACATCGCCCACCAGCTGCCATTGTGGGTTGAAGTGCTGTCCACAAATCATCGAAGCCCTCAATATGTGCCGCTTCATCAACAACCAATAATGATAATGCCTCGGAACGACCCGCATCGACAGATGTTGATGATGCTTTAATTTCTGATCCATTGTTCAAAACGAATGATGATCTATTATCAATGGCAATTGAGGCAATTTGGTCAAACCAAGGGGGCAACGCCTTTATCATTGCTTTAACCTTTTTAACAAGATTTGATGCTGTGGCAAATTTGGTTGCAATTACAAGAATATTTTTATCGCGATGAAACAACATCATCCACGAAACATATGCAGCAGTAATTGTTGAAATCCCCATCTGACGGGATTTTAAAATAACGTTATTTCGATAATCATTAAACTTGTGAAGAAGCTCTTGCTGAAAATCCCAAGTTTTAAAAGGAATTTGTCCACGTTGTGGGTGAGCAATTCTACAATAATTGTCTATGAAGTAAACAGGATCTTTGCCACACTTGACAATTTCTCTGACTAGTTCTTTTTTGGAAAGATATTGGGACATACATATTAAATAGGCTCTTCTGCAAACTCAAGCTCTTCTTTTTCATTCGGAGTTTCTGATGAGGCTCGGGCCTTTATGCCTCCCGCAGGAGGTTGAGATGCGCCACATGATGGTCTTTCTGCTGTCGGATCATCAACAAAAATTCCAAGCGCATCTTTAATTTGAGGAATAGCATCTTTTAGTTTTTTAGGTGTTTTTTCGCCGTTTTCAATAGCGTCAAAAATTTTATTTATTATTTCTCTATTGGCGGAAATAGCGATCTTTAATTTTTTTAGTGCAGAAACACCCTTTTTAATATATACGAGAATTTTTCCGCCTTTGCCAATAGCATCGCCAACAGCTGGAGCCATTGAAATTAGAGAAAAGGCGGCATAAAGCCAACATTTTTTATGAGCATACCAAAGTGCATTTATTCCATCAAAAATCGCTCCTGCTCCCCCAGCCGGATCCGCAACTACGCCTAAAATATCTAAAAGTGTGTGAGCGCCAGTTTCTAACCAATCTCTGACAGACTCATCTAATCTTTCATAGTTGTTATTTTCCCAAAGATGCTCAATATCACTCTCCATGATATATTTTTTGACCTGCTCTTCTTTTAGCAGTTGTTCTTCTGTCAAATAACGTCGCCAATTTTCAAATAGTTTTTGCATAACATATTACCTTTTAGGGTGCACTTCTCACTTTTATTGAAGCCGCTTTTTCTTTGAGCATTTTGGCTAATTCTGTGTAACTGTTTCTGGCTTCATTATATATTTCCTTTATATCTGAAACTTCAGATGGAAGATTATCGAGATCTCCAAACAAGCTCGACATATCATCAAAGAAATCGTTTCTTTGTTTTTCTGCACGATCTCCTGCCGAATTAAATATTGAAGCAGCTCTTGATCTTAGGTCTCCTTCTTGCCCACCAAAAAAAGAGGCCTTCGCTCCTCCGATACGAGCCCCCAACCGTGAAAATCCACGCCCCAAAGCGCTCGCTTCAACTAAGTCGATCTCTTCATTTATTAAACTTTCAAGTTCTTGTTTGGTAAGTTTCATTCTTTTCTTATTATCCTTCTGCGTCGGAGAATTTATTCCAATCGAGAGGACGAACATCTGGCGACTTTTTCCTTTGTCCTTTCTTTACCAATCGCGATTGTTTAAATTTTTGAGGATGCTTTGTAATTCCTGTCCCAAGGTCAATATCGGATGGATCGGGATCCCCCACCCGGAAGGTTGGATCATTAAGTTTTTGCATCAGCTGACCTTGAGGGCTTCGTTTTATCCGACTTTTGGCCCGAGCGAAAGCGTGTCCAACTGGAGATTGAGCAGGATTTTCTAGATGTTTAATGTTTTGTTTTATTTGGGAAATTTCTTTTTCGATAAACTTGTTAATATATTTACCGCCAGCCAAAGCATATTGATTGGCTTTCTTTTCAATATATTTCTCAATCCGGCTGGGCAATTTAGCAATTCCAGTTTCATCATAAAACGTTTGTAGAACCCCTTCGCCCAAATATTCAAGCTCTTCCAAAATTAAAGAATCAAGCAATTTTGTTGTTAGTTTCATTTTCGTGGTCCTTCGTCGCGTTTTCCCTTAACGTTTTCTGGTTTCTTTGTCTTTGTAAACTTATCTTTGCCAAAACCAATCCAATCCTTCATTGTTTTAGATAATCTTTCTTCGGCTGTAGATCCCATTTTTTCTGGTTCCGGTATTCCACCAATCTTAAATTTTTGATTTGCTTGACACCAAGAGCGGATATGACTCATACTTTGAACAAGAATGTCAGGTTCTTTGTCTTCTTTTGTTAATGTAAGAGAATTACTAGTAATTTTTTTATATTCTTTTTTAAGGAAGGAAGCAATGTCTTGAAGTCGTTGAGCTATTTCACCTTCGAAATCACCCTTATAAACTTCCTTTAGCATAATCTCGCTTTGGTATTTAATATTTAATATATTGCCAGCCATACTGACACTAAAGCCGTCCATCACTCTTTTATCAAGAATAGGGTTTCCCTCTTCACGCATAAGACCAATCTTTAATGGTTCGCCCTTTTCGTCCAATGCACCGTCATACGCATTCGCAGCAGCC